CCTGCTCTGTAAGGCTTAACGTAAACAATTTCAATAGCTTCATTACTCATACCAAAAGCAGGTATACGCTTGACTTGGTTAATACGGTTGTATTTAGCCCAATCACTAGAGTAGTAATATGCTTCTATCTCTCCTTTGTCGTTGCACTTTTCAGCAGCTAGTTGTTCAACAGGTATATGCTCAACCCTTGCTATCTTTTTTCTATCCTTGCTATAAATTACTTGCATACTACATTGTCCGAACAGTTTAAGGTCTGCACATAGTTTGCGTAAACAGTCTTTGTGTAGTAGTGTAATGGCTTGTGCGTATGCATCAGGTTTTTTATTGCTGTCAGTGGCATCTAAACCTTTGCCGTATATCATCTCACTAATACCATTGATAACAGCATTGTTTGTAGGACTACCATTGTAACGGTCTATTAGGTATTGAAAGTATGAGTTTTTATCTCCGTATGTTACAAATGCCTTATTCTTTTTTTCTTCAATAGTAGGGCTAACATAATTCGATAAACTTAAAGCGTGTATCATAATACTATATAATCGTTGTTGTGTGTATCGTTTGTATCGTAAACATTCTTATTTACATTATACCTGCTTTGTGTTACAGGTGCTTGTGCTGTACAAAATAATTTATCTCTATATACTAATGTGCTGCCATTAAAAACTTCTAGTGTGTAAAAGTGTCCTTCTCTAAATGGTGCGTTGCTGCTGCCAAATGTCATAGAAGCCGTTAAAAAGTTTTCATTACTATCAACAATAGTAGATGCTGTGATTGTTTCTGATTTGTTAGTTTGTTCATCAGTAACAATATATGTAAGCGTTTGAGTAACATACTCTGCTCTTGGTATATACTTAAATGTTTGTGTTTGTGATACTGATACAATCTTCATATAAGTATAACGATAAAAAGCGAGAATTTGTAATAAAAAAAGAGGAGTGCTATTGCACCCCCCTCTATCATAATCAAAAAAAACTTATACTCTACGCAAATATATAAAAAATATATTAAGCAGGAGTAATAGGTGTTGTAGCACTTTCGTCAGGTGCTGTTGCAAAGAATGGTGGGTTAACCTCACTGGCTGTTGCTGTAAGTGTAAACCCTTGTAAATCCCCTGCTGCTGCTCCTGTTACAATAGTACCACCTGTAACCTCTGCACCGTTGTCCTTTCCTACTAGCAAGTACTTTGTAGTACCTGTACCATCAGGGTATAGTTCAACAACATAGTGCGCTCTGCCTCTGTTTAAGAGTTTTATCTCCTCTTGTGTTGCAACATCTAGGTTTTGAAAAGTAATATTTAGAGTACTTTCATAAAAAGTAGTTCCGTTTTCTCTGCTTGATGTTACGCTTGTCTCTAAAGATGTTTGACCACCTTTTACCTCAAACTTGAAAAATTCAGCACTTCCATCTGATGGTAATGTTACCGTTCCTGACGAAGGGCTTAACGCTGCAATCGCTGCGCTATAATCAAGTATATATACATTTTTGATACCTGCATAAGCTGCCTTACAGCCTATACCTCTACCTTTTGTTATTGCACAACTCATATTTATTTATTTATTAAAAAAGGGCAGGTAGGATATAACTAACCCACCCTTTCTATGTTAGTTAAAATTATGAGTAGAGAACGATATCGCCTCTTACTCCGTATTGTACACCTGCTGTGTAACGCATTACTACGCGGACATTGTCTGATGCGTCTAAATCGGACATATCTAAAACCTTAACGACATTTCTATCATCGAGTAAGCCCGTGCCAAAGAATAGGTTAGATTTCTGTGCAGCAATTGCTGTGTTATCAGCAAGTCCTTTAGCTACAACAATGTTGATACCTTCAAAAGAAAGCTGACCACCGTTGTACCATTGTGAACCTTTGTTATCTGTACCTGCACCACCAATATTAGCAACAAATCCACCTAAAGAACGTACATACGCTCTAGCAATGTTTGAAGATACATAAAGGTTTAAATCTTCTTTTCCGTAAACAGTAGAAGGAATGGCATCTACAATAGCACCTAATTGTGCAACTACGTTTGTGCTATCAACAGAAACAGCAGTTACATCAGCACCACCGTCAGCAGTTAATAGAGTATCAAAGCCATCAAAAGAACCTTCTCCTGCGCTACCTGACCAAATAGAAGTTTCAGTTGCATTAGCAACCTCTGCAGCTACCTGTGCGATAACGAAGTCAGAGAATAAAGGTGGTAATTCATCAAAAGCACTAAAGCCCATTTGAGCAGCTTCCCAATCTGCGTGCAATTCTTTCTTACAGATTTGTAAGTTTACTTGCAATTCCGCAGGAGTAAGTACTTTCTCGGTTAGTGTCATTGTAGAGGTGCTATCGTCAAAATCGCAGTCAGCAGAGCGGACAAGATTTGCAAAAGAACCTACTTTCATAGCAGCTTTATACTTTACGTTAGGTAAAATAGTAACAGTTCCGCTATCTAGTGTATCAGCAGACAAAAGTGCAGCAGCAAGATATTTTCCTGCAAACTCTCCTGCGTAACTTGAACTTGTAATAGTTGGGTTTGGCATTTTATTTAATTTTAATTGTTAATTTTAGACATTACTTTATCGAGTGTAGTTTGCTTTCTGTTTTGGGCAAACTTTACACCAATATTGTTATTTTTTTGTTCAGGGTTATGAGCAATAGGCTCGGCAGCAGGTTCAGACAATTCCTCTTTTACTTCGCTAGGTAATTCCTCTGATAATTCTACTTCTGTTTCTTCGCTCATTTCTTCTTTCTTCATATCCTCAATCATAGCTTTGATTTCAGATACTGCTTCTGCTAGTTCTTCTTTAGTAACATAGCCTAATTCTTCAGCTTCTACTTCCTCATCAGTAGTTTCTTCATCAGCTTCTTCGTCTAGGTCTTTGATTTCAGCAATAATGCCTTCTTCTGCTACTACTAGCATCTTACCATCTTCCATAGTATAATCGCCAACAGGCAGTGCTACTTTGTCATCTTCGGTAACTATAAATATTTCGTTTCCTGCTTCAAACGCTTCTGCTTCTAACACAGTACCGTTCTCTAGCTTTGCAGTCGCTAGTTCTACCTTTTCTTGTGCTTCAACATCATTCACAAAGTCAGCAGTTTCTTCACCAAGAAAGGTTTTAATCTTATTTAACATTTCGGTTGCTTTCATATAACTATAACTATTTATTTAACTTATTTTACATTTTTAGATTTTACCAATGCCTTGATTGATTAGTTTACCTTTACAGCATTTTGTACTGTAAGTGTTTTTGTCAGCACATAAACATCCACGTTTACTGCTTTTAGGACTTGTTCTTGATACTGTTAAATCTTTCATCCTTGCCCTCTATTTTTTTTCTTATATAGCTTACTGCCTTTTATACTTGACATTTTAGTTTTAGCGTGTACACCCTTGCGCCTTACTTTAGGCTTCACAATCTTACCTATTTGTATTTGTTTAGCCATTAATCTAATTTGTGTTGCTCACAAGGCATAAACCAAGTCTTACCTTCATACTCGTGTTCGTGGTAACTCTCACAACCTATATCCTGTGCTGCTTTTATTGCTAGTTCTTTACTTGCGTATGCTAGTCTATCATCTATAATAGCCATAGTGTCGCTTACTACTTCACTTAACTCTAACAAGCCTAATTCTTTTAGTTTGCTTTCAGCCCATCTCTTGGCAGCTTTACCACCCCACAACAAGTAGGATATAGTACCACACGCTTTAGTATCTCCTTCATCGTAATACTCCTCTGCTCTTGACAAATAAGAGTACATACGTTTAATAGTGTTTTCGCTAATAGGTTTACCTTGTGCTAATTGTTGCGCTCGTATCTTACCTACATCAGTTGCACATTTGTTGTTTATTTCTTTGTTTAGGTCTATGCCTCTTTGTGCGTTGTTTTTTACAGCATCAGGATAATCTGAATAGCTTTCTAATTCTTCTTTCTTACCGTCTTTATAACGTTTGTCATCTCTTACAATTCTACGTATATAAGATAGCATCTCCTCTGCTTCTTCTTCTTCAAAGTCATTTAAAGGCTCTTTAGGTCTTTCCATCTTGTCTATGAAGTACCCCTCTATTGAGAAACCTTTTACTTTACCTGTTTTTACATAGTCATTCCAAACCTCATCGTTGTTTACTTTGACTACACCCATCCAAGTACCCACAGGAACGTTTAAGCCATACTTCCTAGACTTATCGTGTGTTTCATCTTCTACTAGCCAACTCTCTACTAGCGTTAAACCGTTTAGGCTGTGTTGGTGTTCTAGTGTGCTGTTGTTCTGATTGCCTTTCATAAGGTACATTTCAGCAGCCTTACGGATAGTGTCTTTAGAGAAGTAAATATAATATTCATCTTCTCCCTTGCGTCTGTATATAGGTTTGTTAGGAATAAGCAATGCACCCACTAATAGTTGTTTGTCTATTTGTGCTAGTTGTACTTCTTCGTTTTTTAGTGCAACAAAATCTTCTTCAATGGCAGGGTTTTCTACAATAGAGATAGCTTCTATACCCTCTACACTATTTTCATCTAAAATAAGTTCGACTATCCTCATATAACTATAACGTTTATTTTTTATATTTTACTATATTGATGCGCCCTCTACTATATTACGCTCTAAACTTTGTGCAGTTGTTACATCTTGTGATGTTACAAACGCTTTTATAGGTCTTTCGTTTTGACCTGCTATTGTTTCAGCTAATTGGTTTCCTGCTCCTGCTCCCACTATGTTAAATGCGGGTGGTGTTGATGCAGGTGCGGTTGGTGTTGATGTAGAACCACCGCTTGCAGTTTTTGGGTTTGTTTTCAAAATGTCCTTAACTGATTTAAAACCTATTGCAGCAGTTGTAGCAATATTTGCAAGTTTTATAGCAAACTCAAAAGGTGTAACTGTCTTTGTTGCAAGTTCAGCCGAAATACCTTGATATGTATTAATAAGTGCAGCAGCAGCAGCAGCAGCCTTTCCTGCCTTTGTATTTTCTCCAACAGCCTGTGCAATATTACCAAGTGTTTGTGTAGCCATAGTGAATTTTGCATTTTGTACAGCTTCTTCGTCAGCTATTTCTTTTGCTCTTGCTTCGGCAGCAGCAGCATCATCCTTTTCTTTAGCTTCCGCCTCTAATTGGTCATAATAATCATTAACACCTGCAATTGCCTTTCTTTTTTCTCCCTCTGTTAGTTTTAGTTCCTCTATCTCTGCTAATGCCCTTTCTCTTTTTCGTTTTGCTTTAGCTAGTTCAGTTACATCTTCTAAATCTTCTTGCTTTTTTATAAAATCCTTTTCTATCTTGGCTAATTTAGCAAGGTCTTTTTCTCTTTGTTTTAAACGCTCTTGCTCTTTTTCATCCGCATCGGCATCAACTAAATCTTGTTCTTCTTCTATTTGTTTTTGTTGTTGCTTTTTAGCTAATAATGTTGCTCTTGTTTCTTGCTCTATTGCAAACCTTGCGTATGCTGTACCTTGCTTTATTTGTTCTTCACGATACCTTGCAACACCCTCATCAATCTTATCGTTTGCTTTTTGTAATCCTTCTTGTGCTAACTTTATATTTTGCTCTATTTGCTCCTTATCAATTGCTCTACCTAAAATTGGTATTTCTGAAATTGACAATAAAGCATTATTCGCAAATAATTTAATGCCCTGACCTAATAAATCTAAATAACCACCTGTTATTTGAACACCTGAATTTGTAAACTCCTTTATACCTCTCCAACCATCTTTAAATGCAAAGGCTGTAAATTCAATACTATCTTGTAAAAATGTTATTGCTTTAGTTAAAAATTGAACACCACCTCTTGCTAGTTTGTTAATAGCACCTGAACCATCTTCTATGTTTAAAAGAAAACCTTCCCAAGCACTTCCTAGCTTTGTAGTATCTCCTGCAAGATTATCTAGTCTAGTTTCAGCTATGTTTTTAGCTGCTCCTGCTGCATTATTAAACTTATCTTCTAAATCTCCAATTTTATCTCCTGAACTAGCTAAATTCAATAACGACTTTGCACCTACTACACCCACAAGTTCAACTGCTGTGTTAAGTTGGTTAGATGACCTACGGACTTTGTCCATAGCTTCTTCTAATGATATACCTTCTTTATTTAATGCTATAAACGTTTTAGAAAGCCCTGTACCTGCTATACTCCCCTTTAAACCTGTGTCTGCTAACACACCTAAAAGAGCAGTAGTTCTTTCTATGCTTATACCCACTGCTTTAGATGTAGGAGCAACCACTTTCAAACTTTCAGTCAATGCATCAAAGTTAAGTGCAGATGATGCTGTACTTAATGCCATAACATCAACAACTCTTTGTGTTTCTTCTGTTGTTAATCCAAATGACCTTACAACACTACCTGCAAATTCTGCTGCACTTGATAAATCCACTTCTAAAGAAGCTGCTAAGTCTAATATGGCAGGTGTTGCGTTTCTGATATCAGCAACAGTAAAACCTAACTTAGCAAGTTCTGTTTGTAATTTAACAACCTGTGAAGCTGTAAATGCAGTAGTACTACCAAGTTCTTTAGCTTGGTCAGATAGTATAGACATTTCTTGTTCAGTAGCACCTGCAACTGCTTTTAAACCACTTAACGCCTTTCCAAATTCAGCACCCTTTTTACCTGCATCTATAAAAAATTTAGTAAGTGCGCCAAGTGCAACAACAAATGCACCAATACCTGTTGATATTAAAGCACCTTTGAAAGCATTTAAAGCAGGTACTGCACCAAGTATAGCTGTTTTTGCGCCTGTAAAGGCTTTTGCCATACCACCACCTACTTTTTTAGTTTGTTTAGTTGTGTCGGTTATTTTTTTATCAAATTGTTCAAGACCTTTTACAGCATCTTTAGTATCTGCTTGTACCTGTATTACTATTTTTTCCATTTCGCTTCTCTTTTAATTTTTTTGCCTGCACCCATTAACCCACTAGGCAAATGATACTTACCTTGTGCTATACGGATATTCTCTGTTTCTCCTTTTGCTAATTCTAATAAGTCTAGTATATTCTTAATCATAAGTCATTTATTAGTTCTATGTCGCTTTCCCCTGTAAGTAAATTTGTGCTTATGCTGTTTATCTTGTATTGGCTTCCTGCTACTATAAACCTATCCCCTAAACCATAGTTAAGTAAGATACGCATAGGCAAATAAGCCTTTAGTTTTGTTAATCTTTGCTTGGTGTTAAATACACTATATATATAATTAGAATAGTTTGTAAATAATGTTTTCGCAAAACTTGTATCTAAAGTCCATTCGTTAGTTTCACTGTTAAAGTTTAGTTGAAAATCATTAGTAGCTGAATTGTTGCTTACGCTATTAAAAGGTAAGTTTGCCGTTGTTAAGTTTTTGTGGTCTGTTGCTTCGTTGTCGTTATTTAATTCATCAACAAAAGATATATCACCTGTACTAACTAGGATAGGATAAAAAAGCAAAGGACTACCCAAATAAGCATTTTGACTTTTATCTACGTTATATCCCCATTGTATGTTTAACTGTGAACCATCATCAACATCATTTAATCGCTCATATAGTAAATGCCCAAATGGTACTTCTATTTTATATTCCTTTTCAGCTAAATCTTGACCTTCGTTATAAAAAGTTTCTCCCCAATTACGGTTATTTATTTCACTAAACTTGTTAGCTAAGAATGTCTTTGTGTCTTTAAACTTAAACCTCACTTCTTTAAATGGCAGTGCTACATTGATTTTACTACTATTCACATCTACAAACTCTGTTATGTCGTATGTGTCTGTGCCTGTATAGAAGTCATCTAATGGCTTTACTTGTATTACACCATCTACTACAAAAGCAGTTAGGTTAAACATCTTGAATAGCCCTGTAAGAAAGTCTAGTATTTTAATATCAGGAATTTGCTTATTTACATTAAACGTAAATGCTGAATTAGTATTATATGCGCCTGTTGCTGCGTTGCTGCCATCAAGTATATAATCAAGACTTTTAGCCACGAAATACCTGCAATTCCATACAATATTTATAAATGATATTTCACTTGTTGATGCTATTACAACTTCATAAGTACCTGCTGCATAAATAAAATCTGCTTGGGCTTGTATTATTATATTGCCTGTGTGTCCTGTTTTGTTAAATACACTTATACCATCCCTTAATAAAGATATATCATATTCATCGGTGTCTGATGTATATAACTCTACTTGAAATTTACCTAAACCCCTTTTTGTCGGCTCATTACCTGTTGTGCCAAAAGTAGCAGCATTAGATGTAAGAGTACTTTCTGTTAATATAAAAGCATTTGACACTGTTACAGGCGTCCAGCCGTCTATGATAGTTTCATATAAAAGTGTGGTTCCCGATAAATCTTCTACTGCTCCGCTCTTTCTGTGTAACCATAAAAATAAATGGTCGAATTCCTCTACGCTTGTATTCTTAAAAAAATCAGTAGAGAAAGAAAGCCCAAAGTCTGTTTCTATTTGTTCTATAATCTTATTTACTCGTATAGCGTATTTTAACTCATTCCACTTTACACCGTGTACGTGAGTACCACCTCCACCGTGCCAATGCAAATTGCCATCATCAAATATATCTGCACCTGTATCATAGTACAATCTTTGACTATGAGTAATTAAAGGTGCTATAATATGATTACTACTGCTTTCCCCTGTTGTTAGTTTACTCTCAACTGTTGCAGCATCGTATGTTAAATTGTATGCATTCAAGTCTAGGTCTGATAGTTTCTTTTCCCCTAGCTTATCTTTAAGTTCTACAATATCCCCAAAGAATGTAATTCTATAAGTGTGTGCTTTGTTGTTCTTTAAGTCTACTCCTTCTAGTTTTATCTTACCTGTTCTAAATGGTAGGTTGTTTAATTCAATACTAGCTGCTACTTTCTTACGTGCATCAAAACCATTGACTATATCAAAGTTATAATAGTGCTTAAATATCTTATTGTTAGTTTTAGATGCAGGTATGCTAAATGATTGAGTAAAGGCAGTGAAAACCTTATCTATGTCTTTAACGTTTTGAATACTATCAGTTATAGTAATGCTTTCGTCTTTAAACAACTCAACCCTTTGCCCTTCTATGTATAATTGTATTACCACTATCTTACTGTGTTTATCTTGTCAAATGCATAATCAAAGTCTACTGTATATTGTACAAGTCTATCATTAAGGCTTGTTTTGTATGTTAAGCTTTGTGTCTTGGGTATTACAGCTAATACGGTTTCTAGGTTGTTGCTATCAGGTGCAGGATTGTCTAGTCTAGTAAGCCATACTTGTTCTGACATCATTAGCTGCTTTATTACTTCGTTGTATTCTTCTGATAGGTAGTTAGTGTTTAGCGAAATGCTTTCCTTACCCATTTTGTTATACTGCGCTACTTGTGGTTTGTA